GTCTTGAAGTTTTTGCATAAGCTCTCCATACAGAAAGTCTGGGTAGGTTCCAGTTTCTCTATGGAAAATGACCACGACCGTTTTGGCGAGTCGGTGATTCACATATCTCGGATGGTCACACGTCTTAATATTTGTTAATATTTTATTGTCCAATAGTAATAACTGAAAATATGTCTGGTGGCATTACGCAATTGGTAGCACTTGGTGCTCAGGATAGTCATCTGGTTGGAAACCCAGAGGTCAGTTTCTTCCAGTCATCTTTCAAGCGCCATACTAACTTTTCCAGTGTGATTGAGCGTCAGGTGATCCAGAACACCCCGGCGGCGAGCGGTCTTTCGTCGATCCGCTTCGAGCGCAAGGGCGATCTTCTTTCGTATGTGTATCTCAGTAACACAAGCAGTGCAGGAGCCGTGACCGTTACTAACTGGGACGAGATCGTGGACAAGGTCGAGCTTTACATTGGTGGTCAGCTAATCGACACTCAAAACTTTGAGTATTCTGCTAATATCCATACGGACACGATGGCAAACACTTTCTCCAAGACCAACTTCGGACCGACTCCAGATGTATCTGGTTCAAATGATGGGTACTTTTATCCCTTCAAGTTCTGGTTCTGTGAGAACTGGCAGTCGGCGCTTCCTTTGATTGCCCTCCAATATCACGATGTGGAGTGTAGAATTTATTGGGCTAATAATGCAGCTGTTTCTAATGGCATCGAGGCATGGGCTCGCTACATATATCTCGACGCTGATGAGCGCCGGTCAATGGCAGAGAAGTCTATGGATATGTTGATTCACCAGGTTCAGCGCATTCCTAATCCTGCTTTGAAGACTGCCGATCTCACATTCAATCATCCTGTCAAGTTTTTGGCTTCGTGTGCTAGTGCTTTCGATGCATCAAACACCGTCCTTCTTCAGCTCAATGGTGTGGATGTCGGTGAGAAGAAGCCGGCGGTCCCTCACTACAACCAGGTGTCTTGTTATTATCACACACCTTATGGATCAAGCAGCACTGATCCGGGCGAAGGGTTTGAATCGGTGACCATGATGTTGCCATTCTGCCTTGACTCTTCCAAGCTTCAGCCCACCGGGACGTGCAATTTCTCGCGTATGGACTCGGCCAGATTGGTCTGCAGCAGCGCAATCAATGCCGATATTTATGCGGTCAATTACAATATTCTCAGGGTCCAGAACGGCATGGGTGGACTTCTTTATGCGAACTAAATATCTAAAGTATTATTAGTAATATGTCGGGAGGACTTGCAGAACTGGTGGCGATCGGTGCCCAGGATGCACACATCGTTGGTAATCCCGAAGTAAGCTTTTTTCAATCATCCTACAAACGTCACTCGAACTTTTCCAGTGTGATTGAACGGGAGGTCATTCAAGGCGTTCCTAGAAATAACGGATACTCGACGATCCGCTTTGAACGCAAGGGTGATCTTCTTTCTTATGTTTACCTTGTGGCTAAAGATGCACATAATAGTGTTATAGCTCCAACTTGGACCAATATTATAGATAAAATTGAACTTTACATTGGAGGGCAAAAAATTGACTCTCAGGATTATATTTTTTCGGGTTACATTTACCCTGAAATTATGGCGAGTTCACTTTCTAAGAGTATCTATGGACCAGGTCCAAGTGAAAACGACAATAATAACTTTTTTTACCCCATCAAGTTCTGGTTCTGTGAGAACTGGCAGTCGGCACTCCCTTTGGTTGCCCTGCAGTACCATGATGTGGAGATGAGAATCTACTGGGGAAACAATATCACACAAGCATCGACGGCTTCAATCGAGGCATGGTCCCGGTATGTTTTTCTGGACGAGACCGAGCGTCGCATGATGTCTGAACGACCTATGGATATGCTCATTCATCAGGTACAGAGTATTCCGGCACCGAGAGACAAAACGGTCGAACTTCCGTTCAATCACCCCATTAAGTTTATTGCTTCCGCAGCAAGTGCCTTTGCTGCAGATAAAAAGGTTCTTCTTCAGCTTAACGGTATGGATGTGGGTGAAAAGAAGCAAGCGTATCCTCACTATAATGTTGTTTCTTCCTATTATCATCAGTCACAGACTGGGACGAATATAGGCGACATTGTATATGGATACCTTAGTGTAGGTTTGATGATCCCTTTCTGTCTGGATGCTTCGAAGCTTCAGCCCACCGGAACGTGCAATTTCTCGCGCATGGATTCAGCCAGGATCGTCAATGATTCAAGTATCAACGGTCCTATCTACGCGGTCAACTACAACATCCTCAGGGTCCAGAACGGGATGGGCGGGTTGCTTTACGCGAACTAAATATCTAATAAACTAATAGTAATATGTCGTCTGGCGTTACACTTGTCGCTGCGGGACGGGATAATCCCCTAAACATAAATCCCGACTTTACATTTTTCAGCACTGTCTTCAAGCGCCATACGAATTTTTCTAGCGTTATTGATCGGTTAAATATCAACACGAAACCAAGCAATAATGGTAGTTCAACATCTCGTTTTGAGATCAAGGGTGATCTTTTGTCCTATGTATATTTGGTGTGTGATTCACCCGACAATTTCACGGTGAAACGTGATTGGTCGCAGGTCATCGACAAGGTCGAGTTGTTCATAGGAAATCAGTTGATAGACACCCAGTATTATGAGTATTCCAAAAAGATTGTCCCTGATGTTCAGGCATCGAGTTTGTCACGGAGCGTCAAGGGACCTGACGGATCGACCTCGAGTTACTTCTACCCCTTCAAGTTCTTTTTCTGCGAGGACTGGGCATCGACGATACCTTTGATTGCCCTAAACTACCACGATGTCGAGGTGGTGATTCATTGGGCCGATGACGTCTACGGTCAGCTCGAGGTACAGGCCTACCTCAACTTATTCGCCAATTACTGGAACACATATTTTGAAGACATTCGGAATGCCGTAGCTTCCTATCAGGCTGTCACCATCAGTGCTACGGACGTATATACAGACGTTCAAGCCAATGTGCTACTTTATCAGAGCAGTATTGCGGAACTTGGTGATGATCAATATACAAACCTTCAAGCTAACATCGTGATATATCAAAACAGGGATTATTTATCTAACATTAACAATGTTTTAAGCACAACTCTCGATTATCAAATAGATCCTTTTGATCAATTGAATGATGAAACAATACTTTATCAAGAAGTAACAATACCGTCACAAGATCAATATACAAATATACAGTCAAATATTGTGACATATCAATTAAGCTCCGACAATACAGAAAGATTATTACATGCCTCAAATGTGGTAAATGGTTATAGTAATCTTGTTCCAATTCCTTCATCTACAGAAACTAAAAATTATATAATAAGTTTAAGTAGAGATTTACCACCAGTTTTTCAAATCAATCTTATAAGTCAAGCAACAATTGACTTGCGTCGTCAATCTACATATAATTTTAATTATACGCAAAATATTATTGCCGAAAACCACATATTTCGATTTTCAACTACATCTGATGGTACGCACGGTGGTGGAGTCGAATATACAGAAGGTGTAACTATAAATCAAGATCGCGATCTGACATTTGTGGTTGGTATCGACGCTCCTGATATTTTATATTATTATTGCGTTAATCATTCTGGAATGGGTGGGTTGATAAATATACGGGATGCGTTTTCCGCGCCAACGTCTAATTCAGTAACTGGTTATATTTCTTATGATGATCTTGTTGACAGTAGTTCATCATTCGATGCATCAAATTCCTTGAATGTATTTTTATCAACACTACACAATTCAGAAAGAATAGATCTTTCTTATAATGTTTTAGTAACATGGTCTGACCTGTATTTACTTACCAATGTTCTTACTCAAAATACAACATCAGGGTTTTTAATTTACGATGATGTTTCCGATACAATATCAGATTTTACAGGTTCGAATGTAATGTTACTGGATGTTTCAAATCTAGGTAATGTCCAAAGACGCGAAGAATCAAACGCAGTAATAGACGCTTGGAATATAGCTGATACAGAATTTAATTATTCCAATACATCACCGACGGCAGATTCTATTACGGGTTATTTAACCTATGATGGATTTACAGACAATTCTTCTCAATACGATGCTTCAAATTCTCTTTTAACTTTTTTAAATTCCAATGCAATATCCGAAACATTAATAAGAACTACTATAATAATAGACAGTTATACATCTCTAAGTCCTGTACCAGCTTTATCCGCACCGACATCCAATGCTACATCTGGTTTATTGGTATGGTTGGGAGAAGAAGATACCGCTTCTACAACGTTAGCATCTTCCAATTTAATTTTATATATGGACGAATTTCATTATAGTAATATATTAAATACAGCGGGAAATGTGATTACGAGTTATGAAACAGCAGCACTCTCAAACATACTGAACAAAGATAGTACAACTGGATTTCTCACATTTGATGATAATACAGAAGATTCAAAGAGTGCCTATCCAAGTTCAAATGCACTATATGATTACATGGCAGTGAAACATTTTGAACCGCGTTCACTTCTGGCACAAGATGTTGTAGATGCGTGGAACACTGCAAATGCTATTTACAGTTTTTCAAATACCGCGCCATCCTATGACACCTCAAACGGATTTATTCTTTACGACGCCATCCAGGATGATGATACACAGTATGACGGGTCCAATAGTCTCGTGACATTTTCAAATGTCAAGGAAAATGTGGTACGCATCGTCAATGCCACCGCACTGGTCAATGGGTATAGCAATCTAATCATAGGGATAAGCAACCCCAAGACTGCGCCCACCTATGATGAAAATACCGGTTTCATTACATTCGATGGCGATACAGATGTTGCCGGTTCCAACGTGGGTTCCACTGCACTGTACACCTACGTGGAAAACTACGGTCAGACAATTCTGGGATATTCTTTTGATTTATTCACCCGTTACATCTACATTGACAAGGACGAGCGAAGAATTACGGCGGATCGTTCTGTGGATTATGTCATCACTCAAACGCAACGCATACCAGCGTCAAACAAAAAGGAGATCGATCTTCCCCTAAGTCATCCCGTAAGTTTTATAGCGTCCACGGCAAGCAACTTTAATGACACGAACAACATGCTACTGGAAATCAATGGCGAACCGATAGGAGATCCAAAACCAGTCATTCCGCATTACAGACATGTGTCGACTTATTTCCACAGTCCATATGGATCTAATCAAAATACAACCATGATGTACCCTTTCTGCCTGGATGCATCTAAAAAGGAACCATCAGGTTCTCTCAATTTCAGTCGTCTGGATTCGGCCCGAATAATCTTGGACGAAGCCATCGACGGTGACATCTACGCGGTCAACTACAACATTCTTAGGATTTCGAACGGGGTCGGGGGGTTACTTTACTCATAGTATCTAAAGCCTTATCTACCTGATCTTTCGGCATAAACATGAGCCAAGCCACGGCCATCCTCTCTTGGGTAAGCGTCCCATCCCGCTTCATGGCGGCACACGCATCTTGAAATTGCTTTACGTAGTCCATAATGGAATTTCAAGGTGTCACTTCTTTAATTGGTCTTTGGAACCTTGAGCAGAGGGACATCAGCGGAGAAGCATCGGGTGATGCTGTTGGCGGGAACCGGACCCACACGCTGAAGGTCGGTGATAGGCCTGATGAGTTCGGGACCCATCCTGGCAATCAGCTGACGGTACTGGTAGTTAAGAGGGTAAGCAATACCATTATCAGACATGATTCGATCGTTGATCAACTGACTGGAACTGTAAATCGTGAAGGCGCGACCATCGGCCATACCAAGACGCTGCGACATCTTTTACTTATTCAAGAGATAATATTCTCTGACCGCCTGGATGAATGGTTCACTCTGATAAGGACCGGTATTGGATTGGTTCTTTATGGCGATGTCACCAAGTTTTACGTCGGGGTGATAAAGAACGTCGAGTAAAAATTTGTAGATGACGGCAAGGTCCTTGAACGTCTTGGCACCAGCTAGCACAACACTCCCGGTCTTGAAAACACTGACCGTCGTCCCGAAGATGGTCGCTTTGACTGCCGAGTAGGTTTCGGGGTTAAATGAAATCTTACTAACTTTGTTGCGATAGGTCTTGTAAAGATCCAAAAGTGCCAGCTGATTGATGCCGTGAGGAACCTGAAAGGTAGCATTGATCATCTGAATTTCCATGGGGATGGGTGAACGGTCACGAACGTCTGGGAAAATCTCATCTACTAATTCTTGGATCTCCTGGATGATCGCATTGCCTTCCATGGGTGTCGATGAACCCGTCACGTGAATTTTTCCATTCGCAAACAGCTTGACAGAACGTTTTTTGGTTTGTGATATTTCCTTGAAGATGGTCACAGAATTGTTAAAGTGGTTTTTAGCCATTTCCCACCCTTTGGTTCCAGATGCGAACTTTTCAGTAAAGGTTGTTAAAGAAGTGGTGACATCCTTTCTGCCACCCATCACAGTCATCGTCGATACCCTCAACAATGAGGGTTTGCGATCAAGTTTATCTCGCGCCTTCACGACATTCCCCAAGAACGTCAAGTACTCCATTTAAAAAAGAAATGACTCTAATCTTTAATATGAGATGTCAGCACTGCAAGAAGAAAGGAGTGGTATGTATCCCTTGTTCTTGTTGTGATCTTGATTCACTCTGCACCCAATGTATTCAGCTGGAGTTTCATGAGTGTTGTGGTATCCTGAATAAAATTCAGTCCATGAAGAAAAATATAGAACTTCTAAACCCTAAAATTGAGGGGCAGAAGTTTCAAAAAATATAGGACAGCCAGTAGCAACAAAACTACCGCGGTGACCTGCAAGCCCCTGACAACAATCGTATTTTTCTTTTCCACTTTGACTGGGGCTGTCACTGGGGCGGGAGTTGGGTTGTTCCACGGAGGGTTGTCGTAGATGCGCTCTGGCAAGGCAGGGCGATTCAGAGGGTAGTCCTGGGATCCAGGCGTGCAGTAATAGGGCGTCCTCCATCCGGCAGCCGTGGTCTCCGCACACCCTGGACTTGCCTCGGTCTCCTGTGCCGCGAGGGCGCCACCAAGAGCATCTTCATAGGGCTTAACCGAATTCACAAGTGGAGCTTGGGGCTTCGATCCGGTGTAGACTGTCTTGTATGCACCGCCTTCTGACACACCTGGGTTGAACTTATTTGGATCGGGATTGGTATACGGATTAATTTTATCCATGTGGATTCCGTCGTTCAGATGGATATATGACATCCTTACTTGTTATACTGTGGGAATAAATTGCCACTTGAGCAGCTTGCACATGTCTGCCCAAATGACATCCTGCTGAGTCAGTTTTTCTTTTGATTTCAATAGAGGAAAATAAGGCAAAAATTGGTCTTCACCAAGAAGCTCACAAAACTTGTATAACACGTAAGGGTAGCTGAGGAAGTTCTTTCGGTCCTTGGGACATACTTTGTCAAAGGGTTCCTGGATTTCATTGAACATCAACCTGAGACGTTCCTCCAAGGTAGGCAACATTTCTGGCGGTCTCACACCTGTAAGAATATTTGTAATGTAGGGTATGTGTTCATAGTATTTATTCTGTCGCAACTTTTTCAAAAGTCCTCTCACCTTGGCATGAGTAATCTTGGAAACTTGTTCGATTCTTTGTTTTTTAAGTTCGTACCTTAAACTTTCTATAATATCATCCGGTATGTTGGCCGATTCTTTCCCCTGAAATTGTTGAACCCATTCATTAAAATGATTCTGTCTTTTGTAACTGTACTGTGTATTTTTAGAAAGTTCCTGTTCATCATGATACGATAGTCCAGTGGCTAAATAATTTATACTGCATCCACAATCTTTACACACAAGCGATGATGTTATTTCACATTCGTAAATGTTTTTTGATTCACAATTTTCACATGTATCACCATGAAATGTAGTTTTTTCTAAGACATCGTCGTCCCTCATGACCGTCAGATCGCCCTCGACGACACGCATGTATTCTATAAAAATATCACGACGACAATTCTCTTCCTGATATCTCAATAAATAGGGTGCAGCCAGGGCGATGTATTCATTCATCTTGACCTCATCATTTTCATATTCTTTCAATTTTATATGATATCTTTCAAGTAAACTCATTTAAAGAAAAATGTCATTATAACTTTAAATGTATAACTTTCTTGTCAAGCTTGTCGGCTGGTGGTATAACGAGAATCCCTACCGGACCACGATGCCTTTGAAAATGATATATGACGTAAACACTAAAAAAGATTGTATGTTTCCTTCGGCCGAGTGGAAGAGAATCATGGAAGGTTGGCCTCTGATGAGGTCAGGTGAAACTTACATCACGTGCTATTATCCCGATTTCAGGGATGCGATCTATGTGTTGCGAAGAAAGAAACCTGAATGTGTCGAGAATATTCGATACGAGCAGGAGTACACCTATCGCGGTTCTCCTTATTCCATGGTGACCAGGGATCCCATGCGCAGGGTTCATGATATCGAAGAGTCCGAAGGAATGAAGGGACCCGTCATGATTCAAAAGGTCGAAGCTATCATGGAAAATGGCGAGGTGAAAATGTGGGACACGGCTAGGTTCCTTCGTTATGCGGGACCAAGGTCGGACTTTCACAACGTCAAAGACATCTGTATGAAAGATCTATTTGACGCCAATGAAGAAGTACCAGATGAGTGGCATGTTTACATGTTTGGTAATAAAGTTGTCATCGACAAGAACGAAGAACTTACTCCTCGGACTTTGGTGCCAGGTAGAATCTGAGTTCGCCAAGGGAAGTAACTTTGTACTCAAGAACCAGGGGCATGTCCTGACCGTGGTGCAGGAGTTTCATATTTGAACACATCGAGGTAGCCTTGGTGAACAAGTTCAAGTATTTTAGTGAAAATGTATCTTTCATCGATTGGAATTTATTCGAATCAGAGTCAATGTCATATTCAGTGTTTTGTTCCGCGAAATCGCCCGTACACTTGAACCCAATCTTTTTGAAAGAACGCTCAATGATTAGCTCGGAACCAATGTGGGATATATCCCTACACAATCTCTGAAAATCCACGGTCTGAAATGTCGTAATGGTCTGAATTTCCAAAGAAGGTGCTTCGTACATTTCATCATTAATATCCAGAAGACGCAAGTTGAAATGACTTCTGCTCTTCTTACTGTCATTCTCAATTGAAATATTGAGCACGTGATCATCATTAATCTTCATCACCAAAACATCATTGGCAGTGACAGACTTCAGAACCCTAAATACATTCGTTGTGTTGATTCCAACGATGATTTCATTCTCACATGAATATTCTTCAAATTGGCTGGAGTCCAGAAACAATTCCACCATGGCCGTTCTGGCATTGTCCAGAGTCAACATATGAATTCCCTTTTTGCTAAATGAAACATTAACATCGTTGAGGATATCCTTTAATACCTCAAAGATGTTCTTGAATGCCGATGCCTGAATGGTCTTTAAGAACATTTACTAGTTTTAGTGTCCGTTTTCTTTAAGTAGTCACGATCATAAAGGTCTTTAAGAAATTGTTTGAATCCTTCTTCTCCACGATCTTTCATAAATTCCTTCCATGAACTGTAACCTTGTTTGTATGAATAGACATTTCCAAGAGACCTTGGTACATCTTCTGGACTGGTGATCATTTTAGTTATTGGTGGTTTTCTTGTTTATCTTGGCTTCCAACTCTGGGGTCATCGGAGGTGCCAGAGGGGCACCATAGGATTCGAGGTCAAATAGTCCCTGAACAACACTTGGGTTTCCGTCAAATGAAGCGATTGCTTTGGCATCGAATGATTCAATTTCAGTGGGTATCAGCGAGAGTGCCCACTGTCTCACCTCGGCTCCGACCAACAACTTACCTTCGTTAGTGATAATTGCAGGCACGTGAGTCAATTCCTTTTTGTATTCACTTGGAATTTCGGTTTGATGCACGTTCAGGTATTCAATCTGGTCTGCGTAGGGTGTGTTTTCCAAAATCTTATTTGCCTCAAGGCAATGTTCGCACCTTGGACTGTAGAACATATAAGCAAATGCCATGTCTTACCAATATTGATGAATTTATCAGGCGATATAATTTCGCGATTGTATATAAGATGCGTACGCAGACCATACTCCTGATTGTTCTGGCGGTAGCCATTGTTGGATTTTTCATCGCGCGAAACCGAGAAGGCCTCATGTGGGATCGCGGATTTGCAGGATTTCGTCCAGCGGTGTCAGGCGTGATCACGGAAGGGTCGCTTGATATTGAAGGAAGTCCGGTTGTCGATGTTTCAGTCAAGGCCATGATGATCCAGAAGATCGCAACCGAGACCGCCAAAAAGATTTTCGACACCAACGGTCTGTCGATGTTCCCAATTGAAACCGTATTCATTCAGGTTTTCAATACTCCAGAGAGTATCGGAAAGCTCAAGGAGAACCGCCCGGATGTCTATGATGCCTACATCAAGTACCTCCAAACTCGTCAAACACAAGATCTCGAACCCACTGCTGATGACAACAAAAAGGTCAGAACTTCCCTGATTAGTTACCTCGACACGCTCAAGCGCGACCAGGACTACGCGTCTCCTCCAGACGGCGTACCTATGACCTACCGCGCCAGGTTTTTGATGCTCGACACGACTCGTTTCTATGGTTCGGAACTTGACGTGATCGCCATCGGCGACGGCAAGGATGTGACAATCCAAGGCATCACGACCCAGCCTCTGATGAACGGCGATGAAAGGATCAAGCCTTTTCAGGACACTATCCGAGCAGGGGATTGGGAACCTTACAACACCATCGCCAACGCCAACGCTCCCACCAAGAGCGCCCTGGAGCTTGCCGAGAAGGCGATCAAGGACAAGTGGGGCGAAGACTTCAAAGCCTACGAAGCGACCGCGAGCGCGGATGTGGGTCAGTTTGAACCCGTGAGTACGTCCTATATTCGTTAGTAAAAACTCCAGAACTAGTAGACAATGCCTCTGAGAGTGGACGAGGTACAACAGATCGACCACCGAAAGCGAGAGCTAAAAAAGAAACTCTATACGGAACTGTACGAACGTGCCAGCACCAAGGTGAGACAAGTCGCCGAACTCGGTCTCCATGAAACCTGGGTACAGATTCCTTCGTTCCTAATAGGATTTCCATCTTTTGACGTAAATAAGGCGGCCCAGTACGTCGAGCGACAGTTCATCAATGGTGGGTTCTTCACCCAGCTTTATGAAAACGGTCAGTTGTTTGTTTCGTGGTATCCCAAGACGTCCAAAAAGAAAGCCAAGTCAAAGCCCAAAGAACCCGAGAACGAGTTCGCATCCCTGGCAAACCTTAAGAAAGCTGCGGACAAATATCGCTGAATTAAATACGTTTTATCAGTAACTATGGACAATAACCTTAATGTTCTTGTGGAAGCCAAG